TTCTAGAGATGGTATTACTAGAGAACAAAGCATTGAAATGTTTAATTTACTCAATAACAATCCTGACATCATCATTCAACCTACGCAACATAATTCACCAATCGTAGCAGCGTATGAATATTTGTTTGATTTGCCATCCGATGCAAAAGGACGTTATGCCATGGCAGCTTCTGCCAAAGGCGATGACTATGTTAGAGCAAAAACGTTTGTTCCGAATGTAGATAAATATGCAACAATTGGCGATAAAAAAGGACGTAAAATTCCTATGGGAATTGATGCAACAGAATTAAGTATCGATGTAGATCCGGAAACATATGCAAACGGAATGCCAATATCAGCTACTACAGTACGACAAGCAATTGCAAATCGAGATTATGAAACATTCCGAGCATCATATCCTCAATTCAACGATGCAGTAGTTAAAAATGCCTGGCAAATTGCAACAAATTTGCAAGAAGCATTATTTACAAAAGAATGGTGGTCAAAGCAATTGCAAGAAGATATTGAAGAAATATTTGGTGGTACCATGAATAACGCCGAAACTCGTCGACATAAAAATAAAATCAACAAGTTAAGTAAATTTTTAGATAAACAAGATGATCGATCATTTGTATATGATTTTAATAAATTTCCAAAAACCGTTTATGGTGCAAGATTAATGGAAGGTGGAGCGGCTGGACATATGGCACACCCGTGGGATGATCATGGATTAACTTTTAATGATATGAAAGAAATTGTTAGTCGAGCATTAGAAGGACGTTTAGATATAGAAGCTGCAGTAACTGAAAAAACTGATGGACAAAACATTCAAGTAACATGGAAAAACGGACAAATTGGTTTTGCTCGCAATAAAGGTACTGTAATTAATCCAATGACAGTACAAGAAATACAAGATAAGTTTGGAGGACGAGGACCAATATCAGATGCATTTGGTAATGCTGCAGAAGATTTAGCAGAAGCATTTAGTCGCGTACCGCAAGACAAACTCAATCAAATATTTAAAAATGGTCGAGTATTTGCTAACATGGAAATTATATATCCAGCAACGCGTAATGTTATTGCATATGAAGTTGCAGTATTACAATTTCATAATTTGGTAGAGTATGATGAACAAGGAAATGTTGTAGAAACAGATTTGACAGGCGGCGGCACATTGCAAGGTATCATACAAGATGCTAATGCACATCTTCAAAAAACATTTTCATTTATTCCTCCACAAAAAATTAAAATTGGACGTATATCTAATTTTGAAGATCAACAAGCTGCATTCTTTAATGAAATTGATCAATTACGAAATCGATATAATTTAAAAGATACGGATCGCGTTACTGAATATCATCGAGCATGGTGGAGCGATGTTATTAAAACACAAGCTCAAAAAATGGGATATGATATTCCAGAAAATATTTTAAATGCATTAATATATCGATGGGGCTTTTTTGATAAATCAGAAAGCATGACCTCACTTAAAAAACAAATTACAAATCCAGAATTTTTAAATTGGGTTCAAGAATTTGATAAAAATGAATTTAAACGATACTACAAACAAAACATGGAACCGTTTGAAACTATATTTTTACGGTTGGGTGCAGTTGCATTAAAAAATGCAGAAAATTTCTTAGCAGCAAATCCATCTAAGACAGTTCAACAAATCAAACAAGAGTTAGCTGATTTAACACGAGAATTACAAAATAATCCTAATCCAGCTACAATTTCTAAATTAGAATTAGAACTTAAACGAATTGATAAGTTGGGAGGATTTGATGCTATAGTACCGTCCGAAGGCGTAGTATTTACATATGGCGGCAATACTTATAAACTTACGGGAGCATTCGCTCCGGTTAATCAAATACTAGGAGTGCTGAAATACGCGCGATAACATATTTATATTAAAATTGGAATTTAATCATGGCTGAAAAACACAAAAGCAAGTATAAAAAACCAGAAAACAAAAAACCAACATATCGTAAAGATCTTAAAGATTATACATTAGATGATAAAAAAGGTGGATTGAATCCTAAAACAACTGGAGAAAAACAAACTAACGTTTTGCGCAAAACAGATAAAAAAATGCAAGATGATGGTAAAATGTATCCATCTTATAATGATGATGATCGTCTTTACAAAGATTTAGAATCTGGAGAATATGATCCAAAAACTGCTGCAAAGCGACTTAAAAAACGACAAGATACTGAAGAAAAAGAAACAGCAGACGTGTTACAAGATAAAATTGAAAATTTAACAAGAGAACAAAAAGAACGCATAGTTCGAGAATATGTTCGCAGAAAGATTGTTAATATATTAAAAGAACAACCAACCCCACCCGATGCCCCAGAAGAAGAACCAGCTGATGCACCTGCAGACGCACCTGCACCAGGAGCTCCTGATTTGACTGGCACACAGCCAACAGACACTCCGGCGCCTGGCGCACCTACTCCACCAGCTGATGCACCCGCACCAGGAGGAGCTCCTGCTCCAGCTCCAGGAGGAGCACCTGCACCTGCAGAACCTGCAGCGCCTGCCCCAGATGCTGGAAAAGAAGAAGCACCTGCAGATGCAGAAAAAGAAACAGAGAAAAAATTAGATCCGGAAGCACAAGAAGCGTTAGCAATTCAAAAATTTGTTGATCATTTGCGCGAAAAAGAAACTGGTAATATTGCTAGGCTTAAAACTATATCTAAAGTTATTAAAATGGTATTGAAAGATTCGGAACCAGAAGATTTTAAAAACTTTTTTAGCATGTTAAAATCATTAGCAATAAAAAAATTGCAACAAGGCAATCCTAAGAAAGAAGAAAAATAAAATAAAATAAAATAAGTTATGTCAAAAAAGTTACAAAATATCAAAGCTATTCAACAAATGTTGGATGGCACGCATAAGTTTCAAACCAAAAAAACTGTAGGATTTTCTGATGTAGAATCTAAAGCAAAACAATCTGAATATCGAGAAGTTGGAGATATTTGGGAAGAAACAGATGCATCTGGAACTACATATGTTATAGAACAGCGAGAAGGATTCCGAATTCGCAAAACAAAAAATTCTGATATATTTCAAAATATTCGAGAAGAATTACGTGCATTTCCCAATTGTAGAAAAGATACATGCACATGTGCAGGGACGCATCATTTAGATCAAAAAATGAGATCAATTCACGGAATGTGTTTTGATTGTGTAATTGAAATGGAACATGAATTAAAATCTTCTGGAAAATATGAAGAATATGAACAAAATAAAATTCGAGAAAATGCATTAGCATGGCTACGTGATGCAGAACGCGATGTTGAATTATTAAAACAAGCATATACCGAATCTATGAAGTTTGTTAGTAACAGTGACGGCATTACAGAAACATGGTCTGCAAAAATGACGCCAGAACAGTTTGAAGAAACGATACAACAAGAATGGAATAAATTTAAAGAAAATTTTATGAAAAAATTAAATGGAGAAACAACAGAAAATGAAAACAATTAAAAAATATTGGGCAGTTATAGTAGGAGCATTATTGGCACTATTAGCTATTTTTGCAATGGCATCTAATAAAAATGACAAACGCAAAGTTAAGAAAATTGATGATAAGATTGATGATAATAATCAACAAATTGATCAACTTCAAGGAAAAACTGAAGTAATTGAAGAACAGCGCATTGAAGTTAAACAAGAAATTGAAGAAACTAAAACAGAAATTGCTGAATTAGAAACTGCTAAAGAAAACTTGCAAGTAACGGAATTGCCAGTAGAAGATGCTAAACAAAATATTTTAAATAAAACCCGTCGCGGAAGAAAATCAAAAAATTAATATGAAACGATTATTAGTTATATTATTATTTCCAATATTTGCATTCACGCAAACTAAACCAGATACGTGTTTTACGCAACAAGAAATTGTTGACATTTCATATACATTAGATTCATTATTTGCATTAGATTCAATTAATACGGCATTAATTGATAAGTATGTAACGTTATCTAAACAACAAGGTGAATTAATTAAATTAGATTCATTGCAAATTCGTTATAAAGATCAACAAATTGCATTGTTACAAGAAAATGTAGAATTATATATTCGTAGAGAGCGTTATCTAA